CGCCGGGGAGAAAAACTTTGATCTGTACGGGTTGGGGGGATTTTTTGGTGCCGCGCAAGGTGGCTCCTTTTGAACCGCCGCAAGGGTGGGAGGTACGTCCATGTCAGGTCCAGCGCCGAAGGATCCTAGCACTCGCTCTCGGAGGAATAAGACTTCCACGAATGCGACGTTGAAGGCTGATGCTGCGATTGTCGCGCCTGAGTTGCCGGCGTATGAGTGGCATGCGATGACTCTTGCTTGGTGGCGTGACTTGTGGGCGTCTCCGATGGCGCCTGAGTATGACGAGTCTGACCGTCATGGGCTGTTCAAGCTGGCTATGTTGCAGAACGATTTTTGGACTGCGGCTACTGCGAAGGAACGTAAGGAAGCTTCGGCTGAGATTCGTTTGCAGGAGCAGCGGTTTGGGCTCTCTCCCATCGACCGGAGGCGGTTGCAGTGGGAGATCGAGAAGACTCAAGAGGCTGTTGAGAAGGGCGAGAAGCGTCGGACGACAGCCAAGGCGAACGCTTCAGATAAGCCTAAGGGTGATCCCAGGGCTGTTTTGAGGGCGTTGTGAGTACTTTTGTTGTGCCGTCTGATGAGGATGAGGAGCCGTGGCCGTCTCTTGGTGGGCCGATTTGTGACTTGATTGAGGAGCGGGGCGTGTTTGGCCCTGGTTCTTTGAAGGGTCAGCCGGCGCGTTTGGATGATGAGAAGCGTGCTGCTATTTGGAAGGCTTATGAGGTTTACCCGCGGGGTCATGAGTATGAGGGGCGTCGGCGGTTCCGGCGTGTTCGTATCTCGTGGCGTAAGGGTACTGCTAAGACGGAGTTTGGCGGGTGGTTGTGTTTCGCTGAACTTCACCCGGAGGGGCCTGTCAGGTTTGATGGGTGGGACTCGTCTGGGAGTCCTGTTGGGCGTCCTGTGCGTGACCCGTATATACCTATGCTCGCGTACACCGAAGAGCAGGTTATGGAGCTTGCTTATGGCGTCCTTTATACGGTGGTCACGGAGGGGCCTGACGCGGATCTTTTTGATGCCGGATTGGATCGTATTATCCGGCTATCGGATACGGGCAGGGCGGATGGCAAAGCTGTTCCGCTCGCCAACTCGCCTAACAGCCGCGACGGCGCCCGTACCACGTTCCAGTATTACGATGAGACGCACCGCCTGAAGCTTCCCGCGCACCTTGCTGCGTACGAAACGATGGAAGCCAACCTGCCGAAGCGTCCCTTGGATGATCCCTGGTCTTTGGGTACGACTACGGCTGGCCGCCCTGGTGAGGGTTCTGTTGCTGAGAAGGATAAGGACGAGGCGGAGGCTATCGCTAAGGGCGAGGTTGAAGAGCCTGAGATGTTCTATTTCCATCGTGAGGCTTCTTCTGGGCATGACCTTAAGTCCCTGGCTGGGCGTGTGGAGGCGATTCGTGAGGCTTCTGGCCCGTCTGTTGCTGCGTGGTCTGATCTTCGGTCGATTGCTAAGCAGTGGGACCGTCCGGGGGCTGATAAGTCGTATCTGGAGCGCACTTGGCTGAATCGGTGGACTCAGGCTGATGCGCAGGCGTATGACCCGTTGCGGTGGGCTGAACTTTCGAGGCCGGACTTCAAGTTAGCGAAGGGTGCGATGGTCACTGTCGGCCTTGATGGGTCGAAGTGGAAGGACACCACTGCGCTTGTTGTGACTGATGTTTTGTCTAAGGTGCAGGTCGCTTATGGGTGTTGGGCTCCTGATGAGGATAACCCGGTTGATACTGCTGAGGTTGACGCGAAGGTTGATGAGATTTTCAAGACTTTCGATGTCCTTCGCCTGTATGGTGACCCGGCGTTCGGGTTTGACAAGCTCATGGCCGAGTGGTCCGGGAAATATGGGCCTAAGAAGGTTGTCGAGTATTACACCGACTCTAGGAATTTGCGCTCTACGGCGTTGATGTGCCGAGCGTATTCGCAGGCTATCGAGTCTGGCGAGGTGATGAATGACGGCGATTCGACTATGGCTGCTCATATCGGCCATTCGCAGAAGCGTGACGCGAAGATCGTTGATGACGAGGGCAAGCCTTTGTGGGTGATGGCTAAGGAACGCCATGACTCGCCTAACAAGATCGACTATGCAATGGCTGGCGGGCTGTCCTGGCGCGCTTGTCTTGATGCTATTTCCGCTGGTCAGGCGGTTGCTAAACCAACTTACGGCGTTTACTTCGGATAGGGAGTGTTCTAGTGGCGATCAGTACCCTTGATGAGGCTTTGGCGGCTGTTCGGAGGTTGTGTAAGAAGCTTGACCCGCAGGCGGCGGATGCTGATGTTTGGCGGCGTTATTACGAGGGTGAGCAGCCGTTGAAGTTCGCTTCTTCGGAGTGGCGTGAGTGGTTTGGGGAGCAGTATGCGGGTTTCTCGGATAACTGGTGCGCTTCGGTGGTGGATGCGACGGCTGAGCGTCAGCGTTGGACTGGTTTCCGCCCGTATGGGGATAAGAAAGCTGATACTGATCTTGGTCGGGTGATGCGCACTAACGGCGCTGATATCGATTTTGGGTTGGCTGCTACTGAGGCTCAGTATGCGCGGCGTGCTTTCATGACTGTTTGGGGTAACCCGGAGGACGAGTCAACGCCTGTGGTGGATTTTGATTCGCCTACTCAGATGGTTGTGGAGTACGAGTCTGGTTCGAGGCGTAAGCGTCGGGCTGCTTTGAAGCGGTGGACGGATGAGGACGGCGTAACGCACGTTACGTTGTACACGCCTGAGAATATTTGGAAGTTCACGCAGGGTTCGGCGTTGTTTCTGCCGTCGAGTCTGGCGATGGATTGGCGTCCGCGGGTCACGGATGAGCCGTGGCCTTTGCCTAACCCGATGAACGTTGTTCCGGTGGTGGAGATAGCGAACCGGACTACGTTGATCGGCAATCCGTTGTCGGCTATCAGTGGTGTTGCTGCGATGCAGGACGCCATCAACCTGATTTGGTCGCACTTGTTCACGGCGTCTGACTTCGCGGCTCTCCCGCAGCGTGTGATTCTCGGTGCTCAGTTGCCGAAGATCCCTGTTCTTGATGAGAACGGGCAGAAGATTGGCGAGAAGGTCATTGACCTTCCCGAGGCGAATATCAAGCGCATCATGAACCTTGAAGGCCCGGATGCGGATATCAAGGAGTGGTCGCCGGCGAAGATGGATGGCTTCTTGGAGGTCATCAGCACTGGTGTGAACCATATCGCTAATCAGACTCGCACGCCGGCCTATTACATGATGGGCGGGACTACGTTCGCGAACATCGGCGCTGACGCTATCAAGGCTTTGGATGCTGGTCTGGTGCAGAAGGTGAAGAACCTCAATGATGTGCAGTCTGATGCGTTGCGTGAGGGTGCTGTGCTGATTTGCAAGGCGCAGGGCCAGGACGCGAAGGCTAAGGCGATGGCGGCGGGTTCTGTTGAGTACGCGGACATCGAGATTCGTTCTGATGCGCAGCTCGCGGACTCGCTGACCAAGTACCACGCTATCGGGTTCCCGTTTGAGTGGCTGGCGAAGCAGAAGATCAGCGACCCGGACGAGCTGTCTTGGGTGATGGAGAAGTGGGAGAAGCAGCAAGCGGATCCCACGATGGAGCGCATGGCGCGTGATCTTGGCGGTTCGTTGACAGGGGCGGTTGATGGCAACACCAGCGGCGACCCCGGCAGCGGCGGTCCAGCAGTATAAGGACGTTCAGGCTTTACAGGTTTTGGCTGTTCGGGCTGCGCGTAGGGCTTGGGACAAGGTTATTCCTGGGGCGTTGTCGCGTTCGTGGGAGTTGCTTCTGGTACGGGATGTTGTACCAGTCCTTAGCGGGGTGCAGTTGCAGGCTGCTGTGGCTGGTGCTGCGTATGGTGTTTGGGCTCTTGCTGAGCAGGGCACGTATGTGGCGCCTGATGCGTTTGTGGATCCTCGCGGGTTCGCTGGTTCGGCGGCTGATGGTCGTTCTCTTGAGGGGATGTTGTATTCCCCGGTGACGGGTGTGAAGGCGGCGATTGCTGGTGGCGCGTCTGTGCGGCAGGCGCTTGCGTCTGGTCGTAGCCGTTTGGATTCGCTGGTTAGCACGGCTGTTGCTGATGCTGGCCGTCAGGCTGCGTCTACGGACATCGCCACGCGCCGGAATGTTGGCTATGTGCGGATGCTTAACCCGCCGTCTTGTGGTCGTTGCGTGATCCTGGCAGGGAAGTTTTACCGCTGGAACGCCGGGTTTCTGCGTCACCCTAAGTGCGATTGCATTCATGTGCCGTCTAAGGGTGCTGATGCGCTGCGGTCTGAGGGTCTGATTGATGACCCTTACGAGTATTTCAACAGCCTTTCTGAACAAGATCAGAACAAGGTCTTCGGTAAGGGTAAGGCGCAGGCTATCCGTGATGGTGGTGATATTTTCCGGGTGCAGAACTCGTGGCGTGGGCGTGATGGTTTGTTCACTACTGACGGCACGGGTAAGCGCGGGTTCGCCGCCAACCTGAGAGGTCAACGCCTAACCCCTGAGGGTATCTATAAGACGGCGAAGAACCGTGAAGAGGCTCTAAAGCTACTTGAACAGCATGGTTACGTGTTGCCGCAAGGTCAAGTCCTTAGTGGCGCCGTCGTTGGGCAACGTGAGGGCTTCGGCGCGCTGGGTCGTGGCGGCACACGGGTTGGTGCTCGGGCGGCTGTTGAACAGGCTCGTGCTACTGGTGTCCGTGATCCGCGGGTTCGGGCGACTATGACTGACGCTGAGAGGCGTCTCGATGATTCCCGGTCACGTTATGAGCAGGTGCTCGATGGCCGGAACCCCTATAGCCGTGATGGTAAGGGGTTGACGCCGATGTTGTCTGCGCGTGCGGAGACTGACTATCGGCGGTGGCTCGCTTCTGGCGGGCAAATCTTTTCGTCCTGATCTTCGCAAGGAAGATCAGAACTACCTCCGCAAGGGAGACAACTGATTATGTCCGATGAAGTTACGCCCAATGCTGTTGCTGTTGACGAGACGGTAGACGCCAGCGAGACGCCGGCTGACGAAACCGTTGAGGACAAGGACTGGAAGGCCGAGTATGAGGCGCAGCAGCGCATCAACCGGGCTCTTGAGCGGAAGTCCAAGAAGGATTTCGCACGCATCCAGGAACTTGAGAAAACCCCTGCCCCTGTTGTGGCTGATGATGCTCCGGATCCTGAGAAGATCCGGGCTGAGGTCAGGGCTGAGGTGCAGACCGCGGCGAATAAGAAGCTTATCGCGGCGGAAGCTAAGGCGTCACTGGTTGGTAAGGTGCATAACCCTGCCACGGTGATGCGGTTGCTTGACCTGTCCGAAGTTGAGGTTGACGCGGACGGGAACGTTGACACCCAGGCGCTTGACGATTTGATCGTGAAGCTTCTGGAAGATGAACCCTATTTGGCGGTCGCGCAAGGCACGCCCCGGTTCCAAGGTAAAGCCGATCAAGGTCCGCAAGGGGCAGTGAAGTCGGAGGAACAAATCCTCAACGAACAACTCGCTGAGGCTACGCAGAAGCGGGACTTCACCCGCGCAATTGGCATCAAGCAGCGTATCGCTGCTCTTGCGAAAACCAAATAGCCTAGGAGGGCTCCATGTCCGGTCTCACCGGTCTCGGCACGACTTATAACCTGCCGAATTTCCATGGCGAGCTGATCGCCATTTCCCCGTCCGACACCCCGCTTCTGTCCGCTGCTGGCGGCGTAGGTGGCGGCAAGTCCACTGACTCTACCGCTTTCGAGTGGCAGACCAAGGATCTTCGCGCCCCGGAGATTCGCGCACGCCTTGAAGGGGCTGACGCCCCTACTCCTGAGTCTCGCGTTCGCGCCAACGTTGACAACGTGGTGCAGATCTTCCACGAGTCCGTGAGCACAAGCTACACCAAGCAGGCGGCCACTGGTCAGTACAGCACCCGCACTTCCGCGCCGTTCACGTCGAACTCCGGTGAAGCGAACCCTGTTCAGAACGAGCATGCCTCGCAGGTAGCAGACGCTCTCCGCACCATCGCCACTGATGTGAACTACACGTTCTGGCACGGCGTGAAGAACCGCCCGACTGACAACACCACCGCCCGCCAGTCCGCTGGTCTGCTCTCGGTGGTCACGACCAACCGCATCGCTACGGGCGAGTTTGTTGCTGCAACCACGGCTACCGACACCGTTACTGCTGCCTCCAACGGCCTGTCCAACGGTGACCGCGTGGCGTTCACCAGCATCGGCGCCGCTACAGGCATCCGCGCTGACCGCGTGTACTACGTCGTTTCTGCTGCTGCCGGCACGTTCAAGGTCGCCGCTACTCTCGGTGGGGCCGCAATCACCCTGGGAACCGCAACGGTGAACTACATCAAGGCTGCTACGGCTGTCTCGGTGGACAACATCAACGCGCTGGTTCAGTCCGTGTATGACAACGGCGGCATCCAGCAGGGCGGCACGGCAACGATGTTCGTTCCTTCCACCCAGAAGGTCAAGATCAGCAAGGCCTACGCTGACGCTTACGGCAAGGCTGACCCGCTCGCGGGCCGCAACGTAGGCGGCGTCGCTGTTGAAGCCATCGTGACTGACTTCGGCACTCTGAACATCGCCATTGATCGGGCTCTGCCGGCTGACGCTGTCGCTTTGGTCTCTGTCGAAGAGATTGATCCGGTGTTCCTGAACATCCCTGGCAAGGGTGTCCTGTTCGAGGAAGAGCTTGCCAAGACCGGCGCTTCTGAGAAGACCCAGATCTACGGCGAAATCGGGCTCAAGTGGGGCAACGAACGCGCTCACGGCGTGCTCCGCGGCCTCGCTGTCTGATCCGAAACTAGAGGGAGGCCACCGTGGCTACAACACTTACCCCGTTCGCTACGGTGGCTGACCTTTCGGCTGCTCTTGGTATCACCGCCCCGGCTGATGAGACTCCTGCGTATGCGCAGATGATGGATGCGCTTGCTGATGCTTCGGATGATCTTCGGGACATCATTGGGCAGGCCATCAATCAGGGGACATCCACTGTGAAGGTTATGGCGTCTCCTGGTGGTCTAGTGCGTCTACCTGCCGTGCCTGTCGTTGAGGTTGCTTCGGTGACCGCTGACGGGGAGGCGGTTGAGCATGAACTCATCGACGCCGCAACATTGTCCGTGCCGGTGTGTCGTTCTGTTCTGGTGACGGTGACGTACACGCATGGGTGGGCTGTGGTTCCGGGGACGTTGCGGAAGTGGTGCAAGGTTCTTGCGGCTGCTGCGATTGCTGCGGCGAAGTCGGGGAACCTTGGCCTTGCCGGTGGTTTGTCGAGTGTGGGCGTCGATGATGGGCGCGTTACGTGGGCTACTGGTGCTGGTGAGAACGGCGGTGGCGTGTCGTTGCCTGATGCTGTGGCGCTCCGGTTGAAGGCTACATATGGTTCGCCTTCTATCACTGTGGAGCATCGATGATCGGCGGGATCATTGCGGGGATCATGCCTTTCCTGAGGGAACAGGCTGACTCGGCAATGCTTGACACGTGCACGGTCCATCGTCCTGGCCCCCCGGTGACGGATCCGGACACGGGCGCGGTAACCCCAAGCCTGACACTGCTCTACACCGGCCCCTGCAAGATCCAGCAAACCCTTGCCCAGTCGTCTAATCCGGAGGCTGGCGGGCATCAATACACGGTGCAGGATACGCGGTGGGATACGCCGGTTGATGCTGGCGTGTTCGAGGTCAATGACGTGGTGACGATGGTCGAGGCCGTGTTGGATCCGCAGCTTACTGGCCGCGTGTATCGGGTGACTGATCCGTTCCATAAGTCTGGTGCGACTGCGCAGCGGACACGGGTTAAGGAGTTGTCCGGGTGAGTGTGGATACTTCTGGGCTTGATGGGTTGGCGCGTTCGTTTCGTGCGATTCCTGCGTTGATGGTTCCGAAGATGCGCGGTGTGGTGGCTAAGTCCGCGTTGAACACGAAGAAGATTATGCAGGCTGATGTCCGAAAGTCGCGGCACTTTGTTGGCAAGAAGAAGCCTGGACTAGACAGATCGATTGATTATGACATCAAGGTTTTGCAGTTCGGTGGCGACGCCGAGATTCAGGCTGAGGTTGGCCCTAATCCGGAGCGTAACCCTGGCGCTGGTCTTGCTGTTATCGCGTATTTCGGTACGTCGAAGCCGGGCGGTGGGACTGTGCGTAATCCGGAGGATGCGATGTTGGAGGAGGCGCCGAACTTTTACGAGTACGCGTTTCAGGCGACGGAGGGTCTTCTGTGATCAAGGAACATTATGACGCTGTGAAGGCGTTGATTCCTGGGACCGTGACTGTGTATCCGTGGAGTGTGCCGGCTGAGCCCACGTACCCGTATGTGTGCTTGTGGGGTGACCTTGGCGATGAGTCAAGTGGTGGCCCTGATGGCGATTCTCTCTGTGATGTTCCTGATGTTCTGATGTTGCGTGTTCGGGCGACTTATGCGGGTCTGACTGGTGACGCTTTGGGGATTGTGGCTGACAAGGTTCGTGGCGCGTTGAATCGCAAGACGCCTGTGGTTGCCGGGTGGGCCGTATCGAAGCTTAGGCAGTCGCCCCTCATGGATGCGCAAACCGATTTCGACGTGACGATCCCGAACATCGGTCACCCTATCTTCGCTGTTGACGAGTTCGCGCTTGTCTCCAACAAACTCTGAAAGGGGCAGCTCAATGACGGTTTTTGTTGATGCCTATTCCAAAACTACTGGGGCTAAGCGGGTGGTTCCTGCCGCATGGTTGGAGCGCACTGACGCCCCTTTCAACGATCTAGTCAAGACTCCCCGCCAGAAGGCGCGGGAATTGAACAAGCCGGCCTCGCCGGTAAATGAAGGAGAGGCCAAGTAATGGCTCGTGTTCTTGCTGACGGCAAAACTAAATTCACTATTCTCGTTACCGCCCCGGTTAACCCTGCCGCCCCGACTGCGACTGAGTTGAACGCCGGCATTGACTTGTCGTGTGACATCCTGTCTTCGGATTTCACGTGGACGGCGACTGACTCTGACAAGGTGTCTGAGCCTGCCCTGTGCGACGCGAACAACTCGAACGCGATTGGCAAGGGTAACTACAGCACGGGCATCACGCTTTGGCGGAAGTTCCTGACTGCTGGTGGCCCGGATGAAGCCAACGAAACAGGTTGGGCTGCGGTCCTTGAGAAGGGTTCCGAGGTTTACGGTTACGCCCGCGAGTCCGATAAGGATTCGACTGAGGTGTGGGCCGCTGCTGACGAGATTTATCTTGGTGGCCTGGTTGCTACGGACACCCCGCAGCGTACGGATGGTACGGGGTTCATTAAGCGCCGTATCCCGATGGAGCCGCAGCGCATGTACGACAACATTGTGGTTGCTGCGGGCGCCTAGTTTGACTGGTTGGTGGCGCGTATTAGGCTCCGCGCCAC